CAGGCGAGGCCCTCGAACGTCCCGTCGCCACCGTCGTCGACCCGCCACGAGATTTCCTCCAGGGACCGGAACTCCAACTCGCTCATCGCTGCTGCTCCTTCGTCTTGTGCTCGGCGTACACCTCGGCGACGCCGTCCATGACGGACCGGTGGGACGGGGACAGGAGGGGCGCGTACCGGTACACGGCCCGGCCCTTGGCGTCACGCCCGTCGTACTCGTAGACCACGGCCCCGTTCCCGAACGTCATGACGCGCGGGAGACCGCCGTCCGCGTCCGGGCGGACGACGATGTCCGCCTTTCCGTCGAACGGGCCGCGTCGCACCTCGGCGAACGGCACTCCCGGCGGGCAGTACGCGCCCCGGTACTGGGCGGTCCCAGCAGGCTGGAGGATCACGGAGACCTCGCCCCGCAGCAGAGTGGCCACGTCAGTTCTCCTCGCGAGCGGGGTAGATGATGCCGGGCGGTGCGATGGTCGGCCGCCCGAGGTCGGTGTCGAGCAGGACGGGCCACATGGCGTCAGTGGGTCGAGTGCATGCAGCACGGGCGTCGCCTTCGGTGGTGTAGATACCGCCGAGGTCCCAGTCGAGGGCCCACCCCTCGTCGGTCGTGCTGTTGATCTGGGCAACCACCCAGACGCTTCCGGCCATCAGTTCTCCTCGAACTCGAACGTGAGAGCGCACCTACATTGGATGCTCTGGTTGGCGGGGGCGGCCGGGTCGGCGGGCCACCTGCTCTCGGTGAGCGGGAACCGCTTGTTCATCGCCACGGTGGAGCCCTGCGCCGCCTTGTGCGTCCGCCGGGTCCGGGCGTCGTCGGTAGACACCCACGTCTTCCGCACCGCGCCCTGATCCAGCGCAGCCAGGAACGACGCTTGCGAGTAGCCGCCTACCGTTTCCGTCCGCGCGATCATCGTCGCCCGGAAGTCGGACAGGTTCGTGAACACCTGCTGCAACCGGGCCCGGAGCTCCGGCACCGATTCACCCTCAGCCACCCCGTGCGCCAGGAGCTGCGAGCGGAGTACCTGCTCCGTCGTCGCCGTCACCTGCCCGGCCAGCTCGTCGATACGGTCCCGAAGCGCGTCCGCCACGGTCGGCTCGTCCAGGTCGAACGACGGGCTGATAGCCACCCCGCCCCGGCGCCATGCCCGCTCCACGAACGGGCGCAGCACCTCGCCCGTGCGCCGCCGCCAGTACCGCGGGTCGAAGATCTCCCGGGCCTTGATCCGCTCCTCCCAGCCCTCGGGCCCGACGGCCACGTCCATGTCCGTCGCCCGCGCGGCCGGCACGACGTCCAGGTCCGGCGGGGCCAGGGTGAGGGACTGCTCGCGGGCCAGGGCGCACGCCTCCGTGCGCACCTCCGACAGCCAGTCAGTGGACCGCTGCGGCTTCTTCATCAGCCGGTCGAAATCCCGAAGCACCCGCTCCCGCTGCTCCCGCGCCAGGGCCCGCACCGCACGGACCCCGGCGGCCTCCAGCTCGTCGTACGCGGCGTTGATGTCCGCGAGGGATGGCGACGACGGGGTGGTGTCGGCACGCGTCAGCTCGGCACGCTGCGGCGGGACAGCCGGGGCCTGGCCCAGCAGTCGGGCGAGGGCGGCCTCCACCGCACGCTCCACCATCGGGCCCACGTCCGGGGCCGCGGGCAGGCGTGCCACATCCATGTCCCACGACCGGGCCTCGTCCCCGCCGGCCGCACCCTGCACGGGGGCGAACTGGCTGCGGTACGCCGACAAGGTGTGCTGGCCGATCCCGCCCGGCAGAGGGTCGCGCCCCACCTCTTCGCGCGCCTCGTCGATCATTAGCGTGTCGGAGTAGACCAGCGCCCGCGTCCGGTTCGCCACCGAGTCCTGGGAGTCCTGGAGCGCATCGACGCTCGCGAAGTCCCACGTGGCGTCCTCGGCGTCCGAGGGCAGGAGCAGCCGGTCGATCTCCGACGCGATCACGTCGAGCTTCGGCTTGATCGTGTCCGACCACAGGGTGGCTTTCGACGCTGTCCGGTTCTCGTACGTGGCCCCGCCGAGCAGGTAGTCCTTGGGGACACCGAACGCGAGCATGACCTCCTCGGCGTTCGCCATCCGCGATTCGAGGTAGTCCATCTCCTCGGCAGTCAGGGTGATCCGCTGGTAGCCGATGCCGCCCTTGCCCTGTGAGCCGGGCTGCCCGCGGACGAGGAGGTTCTTGCCAGCATTTGCCGCGCCCTGCATCGACGACCGCCATGCCGCCTTGGTGGCCGCATACTCGGTGTCGTTCATCTCGCCGACGTACACGATGCCTGCGGGGGTGGCTCCGTTGGCGTAGCTGTTGCGCTGCCACTCCCGCGCGTAGGCGTCCATGTCGACGGCGTGCCGGGCCGCCTGCCACGGGGGCAGGGCCAGCAGCGGATCGAACGGCGCCGGGTAGCGGAGCCACAGCATCTCCTCGGGCAGGACCGGGATGCGCTGCCCGTCCACCCGGTTCACGATGAACCCCGTGATGTTCGCGGTGGTGGGCCGGTCGGCAAGCGGCTTGTCGACAATCACCTGCACGTGGTCGTAGATCGGATACAGCCCCACCGGGTCCCCGAGCCCGGTCTCACCGCGGTCGACGTACACGAAGGACTGGCCGGCCAACTCCAACTGGGTGAGCAGCAGGGACTTGAACAGGCGGGCGGACAGGGCGGGGTTCGGCCGCTTGTTGAAGAGGTGCGCCACCGGGTGCCCCTCGATGTCGTCCCCGTTGCCGTTCTGCACGATCAGGTCGACGCTCGCCGCGTTGGAGGCGATGGCCTCGATGCACCGGTAGGCGACCGCGCTATGTGCGTAGCCGCGGGCCTCGCTGTCGAGGTTCAGGGTGAGGGTCTGCTGGCCGCCGACCGACGCCACGGTGATCGGGGTGCGGTCCCGCAGCGTGTCCAGGCCGCCGATCGCGCGCCGGCCGAACGCGACGTCGAGCACGTCCTTGATTCGTCCCATGTGCGCGTCCTCCTAGACGACCGCGGCAGAGTTGCCCGCGGGTGCGAGCATGAGTTCGGTGAGCGCCCAGACCATGGCGTCGAGCCGGTCGGGGCTGTCGTCGCCCGGTACCCAGGTGGTGAGCTGCTCCTCCAGGGTGGGGAGCGCCGTGACGATGTGGGCAGCGAGCTGGTCGAAGACGGCGGCCACGGGCTCGGCGCGGGTGGCCTTGCCGCGGGTCGCGGTGACGGTGCCGTAGTTCACGGACGGGTCGATCTGCCGGAGCGTCGTCCCGATCCAGTCCCCGCCGTTGTTGACCTCGGCAATCACCCGGTCGGCCTTCCACGCGTGGTAGGCCTGCGCGGCCTTCCGCATGCACTCCTCGGGGGGCATCCGCCCGGACAGGTCATCGAGGACGTACCCGTGCCGGCGGGCGAACCCGTTCCGGTCGGGGATGTACGCCTCACCGATCCCGGCGACGATGATGCCCATCTCGTCGGACTCGGATCCGCCCTTGGCCGCGGGGTCGATCGCGACGACGATCCGCGTCATGGGCGGGGCTGCACCGACGCGGGTGGCGTCCAGGCCGCGCCACGACCAGAGGGCGCCCTCGATGTCGTCGATGAGTTCCCCGTCGAGCTCCTGCCGTTCGAGGCGGGTGCCGGCGTACTGGGCGACGAGCTTGGTGCGCATCATCTCGGGGAGGTGGATCGCGTCGCGCGTCCTCCCCTTGGTGGTGATGACGTCGTCGCGTGCGATCAGGTCGCGGATTTCCTTGCGGGGCTTCGGAGTCGTGCTGGCGATGTAGTGCGGATTCGGCCCGACGCGCAGGCCCATCGCGGAGTGCGTGAGGGCGTCACCAAGGCGGCGCATCGCGGCGGCCTCCTCCAGCCAGACGAGGCACCGGTTACCGCCGGAGCGGAGGCGTTCCACGTCGTCCGGGCTGTGCGCGCCGAACAGCTTGGCCTCAGCGCCGGACGGCCACTTCACGTGGGTGCCGCCCGCGGTGGTGCGGAGGACGACGCGCGGGTCGTGCGTCTTCAGCCCGGACGGACCGTTGACGGCGGACTCGACGGCGTCACCCTGGGTCGGGGCGATGATCGCGATGCGGTGCCCGCCGGGGATCCGGTCGTCGCACGGGGGCCCGTTGACGTGGTCGATGGTGTACCGGGCGCAGCCGTCCGTCTTCCCGGTGCCGCGCCCGCCGAGCTGGA